CGAGGAAGAGATTGTCGGGTTACTGGTGGCCGCATCGGTGGGGGTGTTCAACACGGACATCTTCGCCAGTAGCAGCAAGGACCTCCCGGATGATGGTGATGGGCCGTTCCTCACCGTCGTGGCGACCGGTGGTACCAGTCCTGAGCGGACACAGAACAGTATCGCAACGCCAGCATACCCCAGGCCGTCGGCCCAGATAGCTGTACACGCTGGGACCTACCGTGCGGCCCGGACGATGGCGTTCGCGGCATACCTCGCACTCGCGGGTATCCGTAATCAAACAGTCACGGGATAAGGAGCACAGCTGATGTCCGATGCTATTTCCGCTCAAGGAACATTGATCGCCAGGGAGCCGGTCGCGACGCCTGGTGTATTCACCACCGTCGCGGAGCTGCGGGACATCACACCCCCGCCGCTGTCACGTAACCCTATCGAAACCACCAACCACAATGAGCTCGAAGAGAATTTCGTGGTTGGCATCCGGCGCAAGGGCGAGATGACGTTCGCCATCGGGTTCGTCCCGAACAGCCCCACGCACGGACAGGTGTCCGGCCTGATCGAGTCCTGGGAGAACGGGGACAAGGACAGATGGCGGATCACCTATCCGGACGGCAGCCTCTGGTTGTTCTCCGGGTTCGTGTCCAACGTCGGTCCGTCGGCCCCCGTGGACGATGGCCTGGTCGCCGACATCACCATCCGCCCCACCGGATTGATGACCATCATCGACGCATAGCGGTACCACGCGGGCGGGGTCTAGCGGTCCCCGTCCGCACCCAACCTGGTTGAGCATGGAGGTGCTCCAAGAATGACCAAGCTGCTGACGGCTGAGAACGTATGGGAAGCAGACGACCTGGTGTGGGAGGACATCCCCATCCCGGAGTGGTCCCCGGGCTACGTGGAGGGAGACGATCCCTCCAACCTGCGCCTGCGCATCATGACCGCCAAGGAGGCGATCGACTTTGCGAAGGCGATGGAGAACCCGAACAACGAACGGTCGGCAATTGTCCGGGCGGTGATCAAGACCGCCATCGACGGAGAGGGCAACCTGCTGTTCCCGGGAGACGGCGACTTCGCCAAGTTGCTGGACAAGTCCCTGGCCCCATACAAGCGCATTCGTAAGGTCTTCTTTTCGCTCAACGGGTTCGGTGCGGACGTGGACACCGATGAACCGTCCGGTGAGGACGAGGCAAAAAACGACTAGAGGCGAGCCCCAGTAGAAGGTTCGCCTACCGACTGGCCAAGGAGATCGGTACGTGGGACGTGGACGGCATGCTGGACGGTATGAACATCCGGCAGTTCCGCGAGTGGTACGCATACGCCGAACTGGAGCCCTTCGGAGATGAGAGGGCCGACTACCGGTCGGCGCAGATATGCGCCATGATCGCGAACGCGAACAGGGACCGGAAGCGCAAGCCCACTCCATACAAGGTCGAGGAATTTCTCCTCAAGTTCGGTGGTCGCCAGACCAGGGAGAAGAAGGACTGGCGGTCCATGAAGCTAGACATGGAAAGGATAGCCGCAGGGTACGGGGTCGTCAGGATGAAACTGTCTGACCTTTAGGACGAGCACCACCACCAGGCGAACGTGAGGAGGACCAAGCCGGAGAGGTGGTGCCGTCGTGGCAACTGACATCGGAACCCTGCGGGGGACCATTGAGCTGAACGACAAATTTAGCTCCACCCTCTCCCTCGCCGGGTCCAATCTCCAGAAGGCGGGACGCAACTTCCAGGCCGTGGGCGGGAAGATGTCGGCGGCCGGTTCCTCGATCACCAGGTCCATCGGGTTGCCCCTGGCATTGGCGTCGGGTGCAGCCCTGAAGCTGTCCTCGGACTTCGAGACCTCCCTCACCAAGATCCAGACCCTTGTTGGACTGTCCGCCAAGGACGTCCAGGGGTTCCGCGCCGACGTCCTGTCCCTGGCGGGTGAGACCGCCCAGGCACCGAAGGCGCTGGCGGACGCCATGTTCTTCATCACGTCTGCCGGCCTGCGTGGGGCCGAGGCCCTCGAGGCCCTCAAGTTCTCAGCGCAGGCGTCGGCCATAGGCCTGGGCGACACCGCAGTCGTGGCGGACGCCGTGACCTCGGCAATGAACGCCTATGGACCGGCAACGCTGTCCGCCGAGCGCGCGACCAACGTCCTGGCCCTGGCGGTACGTGCCGGCAAGTTGGAGGCGTCCGCCCTGGCCCCGGTGCTTGGCAGGTTGCTGCCGACCGCGGCGGCCATGGAGATCGCGTTCGAGGATGTGGCCGGTGTGCTGGCCGTGATGTCCAAGACGGGTCTGGACGCTGCCGAGGCGTCCACCTCGCTGTCCTCCATCATGACCACCCTGTTGAAGCCCACAAAGCTGGGGGTGGACGCCCTGGACTCTGTGGGCCTGTCCCTGAAGGACCTGCGGGAGACGGCGAAGGGACCGGGTGGCCTGGTCCAGGTCATGCGTGACCTCGACAGCGCCTTCGAGGGTAACGACGAAGCGCTCGTCCAGGTGGTGCCCAACGTCCGAGCCTTCCGTGGTGTGATGAACGTCCTGGCCCAGGACGCCGGGTCCGTAGACGAGGTCATGAAGGCGGTGGCCTCCGACGTGGATGTGTTGGGCGAGGGCATGAAGATCGTGGAGCAGACCACGGGATTCAAGTTCAACCAGTTCATGACCAAGTTGTCCACGGTCGGGATCGAACTGGGCGACACCCTGGTGCCTGCCTTCGAAGGCATCCTGGCAGCGTCGGTGGACCTCCTGAGCTTTGCGTCCAAGGGCGTCGAGTTGTTCGGCAAGCTCCCGGGGCCAATCCAGACCACCGCCATCGCGTTCCTCGGACTCGCCATCGCGATGGGCCCGATCATGTTCCTGGGCGGCAACATGCTCACCATGTTCGGCAGCCTGCTGGGTGTCATGGGTGGCGGCCTCGCGAAGGTCGGCCTGTTCAGTAAGGCAACCGGCGCCATCGGTACTGCCGGGGTGTCCGCAGGTCGGGGCCTGGGACCACTGGTGTCCACCATCCTGCCCGGCTTCATGCAGAAGACGGTCCAGGGCCGCAACGCGGCTGGCCAGTTCACCAAGGGCGTGACCAAGCTGGACCTCAGTTTCCTGAAGACCAAGATCACCCTCGGCAGTCTCGGCGGTGCGTTCAAGACGATGGGCGTCGCGATCAAGGGCGCGGCCATCTCCCTGGGCACCACGATGGCCGCGGCGGCAAGCGCGGCAGGGACGGCACTGTCCGCCTTGTGGGCCGTCATCCTGGCGAACCCGATCGGTGCCATCGCCATCGCAGTCGGACTCGTGGCAGTCGCCGTCTCCTCCTTCGTGTTCAAAGAGGGTGGGATGTTCGAGAACTGGATGGCCGGGACGAAGGAGACCCTGGCCGAACTCCAGACGGGCGTTACCAACCTCACCGGCAGCGTGGCCACCCTGGGCCTGGGCATTGCCGACAACATGCGGGACACGTTCCCGGAGGTCACCGCTGCCATCAGCGCGGGGGTGGCAGCCGGCAAGGACATGGACACCGTCGTCCAGGACCTGCTCACCACGTTCCAGACGGGCACCGTGGTCGGGGATGCCCTGCGCGCCAGCATGATCGAGGTCAGTACGGAGATGAATGCCGGGGCACGGGCTGCGACCGCGCTACGGAAGGAACTGGACGATGTGAAGGAAGCCGAGGCCAGGGCAGCTGCCAACGCCGAGGCGCTCAAGGTCGAGCAAGAAGAACTGGTGAGGGTCCTGTCCAGCCTGGGCGTGGTCACACGGACCGATGTGAAGGCTGGCCTGGACGACCTGGAGACCGGGCTGAAGTCTGGGCAGGTCCCGGCGAAGAAGGCAGCCGAGCTCCTGGACAAGATGTGGACCGAGCTTAACGACATCGGTCAACTGACCCCCGACGTCCAGGCTCGCCTCCTGGAGCTGGCACGTACCCACGACACTCTGAAGATTAGCCAGACCGCCAACCTGGCCGCGATGTCGGAACTCGGCCGGCAGTTCTCCATGACCGCCGGGGAGTTCGAGGACAACACCCCACCGATTGCTGACTTCGGTGACGCGGTGCTGCCGAGGATGGTGCCCGAGTTGGACCGTGCCACCCTGGGCATGAAGCAATTCGGGATCACCCTCCCCAACGTCGGCAAGGACATGAAGAACCTGACGGCCCTGGTGGAGTCGGGTCGTGCCCCTGTCCGGCAGATGGTGGAGGCCATCCGGGACCAGCGCCAAGAGTACGAGGACCTCGGTGCCCTGACCCCGGAGGTGAACACCCAGCTGCGCACCCTGGAGAAGACGGCACTCGCCAATGCCACGGCAGCAGACCGGGCAGCGCTCGGGTTCAAGGGTCTGTTCGATGGACTGATCACCGGGTTCGGACCGGTCGATGATTTCATCGGCAAGTTCGGTGGGATCTTCGACTCCATCACCGGGGTCCTGGGTGGACTGGGTGGCAAGGTCGGCGGGTTCTTCTCCGGCCTGACCGACAGCATCGGGAGCATGTTCGGCAGCGGTGGCAAGCAGGGCGGGGACAACTTCTTCGCGAACATGGCCGGCGGGCTGGGTGGCCTGGGCGGGCTCTTCGGAAAGAAGGGCGAGGAGTCGGGGACCGACTTCACCCAGGCTGTCTCGATCGGCGTGGGCGGCATCATGCCTGTCATGACCAACGCTGGCACCGCCGGGGCCGGTGGGTTCGCAAGCGGGATCATGCAGACCCTCGGCGGTGGGGGTGGGTTCGACATCGGCGGCATGTTCAACACGTCGGGCCAGGCGGCAACGCAAGGGTTCACGCTTGGTCTGTCAACGGTACCTGAGCAGGCCGGTTCGATCTTCGCCGAGGCAGCAAACGAGAGCGGTGGTGGATTCCTGTCTACCCTCTCCGGTCTGTTCGGTGGTGGTGGTGGCGAGGGCGGTGGGTTCTTGTCTTCCATCTTCTCGGGGGCGGGTGGTGGTGCAGGTGGCAACTTCCTGTCCGGCCTCACGCAGGGTCTGTCCTCCGGCATGGGTGCGGCCAAGTCCAGCATCCAGGGCATCTTCCAAGCGGGCCTCTCCCTCATCCCAGTGGTCGGTCCCATCCTGTCCCAGTTCGCCGGTCCCCTGTTCAAGGGCATCACGGCCATCGGCAAGAAGATCGGCGGCTTCTTCAAGGGCATCTTCGGTGGCGTGTCCGCCGAGGAGAAAGAGGCCCGGTCATTTGCCAACTCCCTGAACGACGTCTTCCGGGGCATGCTGGACACGGCGTCCCTGGCGGAGGCCAAGGCGGCAGCGGTCGGGACTAAGAACGACCAGTGGGCCGTATCCAACATCGCCATCCGAGACTCGTACCTGGCGGTCGGCATGAGCGCCGACCAAGCGGCAGCGGCAACGACCCGCCTGAGTGCGTCGGCCAAGAAGTCCCCGGCGGAGGCGGAAGCGGCAGCGGCAG